CTCATGCTCTTGGGTTTGAGAACCAGCGTGAAGTTGCGCTGCATCCAGTTTAGGTATATGCTGATGGCCGTTATGGGTGAGAACGCATCATCGGGGCTGCTGAACCCGCGCATGGGATCGAAGTCCACCTCGATGTCGAAGAAGCCCACGTGCAGCTCGGGTGCTGGTGCATCCTTGTAGTTGTCATACAGGCATCTGAATATGGGATTGATGTCGCTCTCGTGCAGCTTGACCTTGGGCAGCAGGGACAGCTCGCGCTTGAACTCCTTGTCCTTGGTGGTCTGGAACCTATCCAGCTTGGTCCCGAATATGCTGGTGTATTTGCCCCTCTCGCTGGGCCAGTAGACCACGTATCTCGTGGGGTGTGTCACGAACAGCCTCTTGCCGTTCCTGTCTCGCTCGACGGCGAGTATCTGGTTCTTCTCGCGTTCTATGATCGCGTCTATGTACATCACATGCCTTTCCGCCGCTTGTGGCCGGCCAACCATCTACACGCTGACTTGCCCAGTCAGACCAGGGATCTATACGTATCGCTATTATACCATTCGGCCGCATCGCTCACAATGGTCCTGAGGTTCTTGACCGGCTTCCAGCTGAGATCCCTCCTGATCAGTGCGGTGTCAGCCAGCGTGAACGCCGGATCACCCCTTCGCTTGGGTCCTATCTCATGCTCCACCGGCTTGCCGGTCACTATCTCCACGGTGCGCAGCACCTCCAGCACCGAATAGCCCTCGCCGCTGCCAATGTTGTAGGCCCAGAACCCTGGGTTGTCCTGCAGCCATGCCGCCCCCATGAGATGCGCCCTGGCTATGTCATTGACGTGAACGTAGTCGCGTATGCAAGTGCCATCGGGGGTGATGTAATCCCCGCCGTTGACCACGAACCTCTCGCCCTTGAGCTGGCTCTCCATGATGCGTGCTATCACGTGCGTGGCACCCGGCTCCTGGCCGAGGCCCAGCGTTGGTTCCGCACCAACCGCGTTGAAGTACCTGAAGGCCACGGCGCTCATGCCGTATGCATCGCAGTGGTCGCGCAGTATCATCTCACCCATCAGCTTGGTGCGGCCGTAGGGGTTGACGGGTGTCAGTATGCTGTTCTCCTTGGCCGCGTCTTGGCCGTCCCTGTACACGCTGGAGCTGCTGCTGAATATGAGGTTCATGATCCCATTGCCGCGCATGTGATCCAGAAGCCTCAGCAGGCCTCCCACGTTCTCCCTGTAGTAACCGCTGGGATCCGTGACGCTGGGTCCGACGAGGCTGCGTGCCGCGCAGTGTATGACCGCCTTGGGTTTCAGCTTGGACAGCAACCTGAAAGATTCGGGACCATCATAGTCACCGTCCACCACCTCATCAGCCCACCTGTGGGTGTGTGGCAGCTTGGATGCACGGTTATCTATGACCAGCGTCTTGCCGTTGGTCCTCTGCTTGATCTCCGCCGCGATGTGGCTGCCGACGTATCCGCAGCCACCCGTTATGGCTATCCAATCGGCCTTGGCCACTTACTTGGCCTTGCCTACCACCAGGAGGATCTCCTCGACGGCGTCAAGCTCCTCGCGGCCCTCGTTGAGCTCGTCTCGGTTCTCGCCCATCTTCACCGCGACCTTGATGGCCTTGTTTAGCACGTTCTTGGGGATCTCCATCTCCTCGCTGATGGCGGCGATGACCTCGTTTAGGCCTTCCTTGAGGTTCTTGATGTCGTTCGTGACCTGCACGCCCTGGTTGATCAGATCCTTCAGCTTGGTCTTGTCGTTATCGCTCAATACGCCGATGCTCATGCTACCGCTCTCCATGTTATGTTTTAATGACGATGTAACAGTTTATCTGCGCCGTCCTGCTATGTCAACTCATGATAGAGTGGCGAAATCGTTCATCTGTATGCCGTTGTTCTGGCCGGTCCATGTGACCGTATCGGTGCTGATGAAGTGGGTGTATGTGGTCAAGAGGCTGCGGACGCCCACCACCCAGTGGTCCTGGAACCACACCACGCTGGTGAACTGGTAACCTGGATGCTCAAACCTCTTCCAGCTGGCGCCATCCAGGGTGTAGTATATCAGCCCGCTGGCCACGGCCACCACATGCCCGCTGGGGTTGGCCGCTATCCGGGTGAAATCAGGGCTGGCGTAGTTGGCCGTCACGAAATCGGTGGCATCCCACACGGGGTTGATCAGGCTGGAGGTGTAGAGTATGACGCCGTAGCCCGATATGTAGAACTGATCGTTGGCATAGACTATGTCAAACAGCTGGCGCCCGTTGAACAAGGCTGGTACGGCGACCCTATCCCAGCTGAATCCGTCGTCGAGGCTGTACAGCAGAACCGGATCACCGTCTGCCACCCCGCACACTGCCCACGCGTCTGGATAGCTCCAGCTGAAGGTCACCGTGTCTGACGTGCCGTATGACGCACCACCTGCGAAGCTGAATGTCCACGTGGTGCCGTTGTCCACCACGCCTGTCATGGTGTATACCGCACCAGCCTCGCTGGTGAACGTGATGGTGTTGGTGCCAACCACCGTGTCGGATGTGTATAGCTCGACGAGACCCGCGAGGTAAGGGTCGCTGGCCTTGTCGATGATCACGTATCCCAGGGACTGTCCGGAGTTGACCGGATGCGCCGCCGCCTGCGCCGGCAACGGGCTTATCCTGCGCACGCCGTGGTATCTGCTGTTGGTGCTGTCCTCGGCGTAGACCATGACCCAGCTGTCCTCGAACCCAGGGTCCAGTACGGATATGCTGCCCAGCGTGGCGCTGCTGACGAATATCTGTGCGACCTCGTCAAACTGGTTGATGCCGTTGGGTTCATCGCTGGCATACTTCTGGCTGCCCACGACCATGAACGTGCTGTTGTTGCCGTAGCTGTTCAGCCCCTGTGATATGGCCAGAGGTCCGAAGTTGCCCTTGATTATGCTGCCGTTGCTCCATACCATGCCGTCGTAGCTGCTGCTGACGTAGCCGTCGTCGCTGATGGTGGTTATGGTCTCGACCACGTTGTCTATGTTGCTGGTCAGTATGATGCCACCCTGGCCCACGACCACGTAGGTGTTCTCCGGCGTGCTCCATGCGATGGCGGTCAGGCTGGATGACAGCCCTGTGGTGTCGCCGCTCCATGATTTGGCATCCCTGCTGCGTATGATGGTCCCCGCATCTCCCACGGCCACCAGCTCCGCCTGTGACCAGGCGATGCCTCGCAGCGTTTCGGTTAAACCGGTGATGCCTGAGGTCCACGTGATGCCGTCCGCGCTGGTCAGCACTGTCCCGGCCGCTCCCACCGCCACGAACATGGATCCGGTGCTGGCCACGGCCAGAAGATCCTGGGTGGTGCCGCTGGCCCTCACCCTCCAGTTTATGCCATCCGTGCTGGTAACGATGGTTCCTGATGCGCCAACCGCCACCAGGGTGGTGCCGGAGGATGCTATCCCGTTCAGCGCGTTGGCGGTGCCGGTGCTCACGTTTGACCAATTGACGCCATCAAGGCTGTTGTGTGTGGCGCCCACCGAATCCACCGCCACGAACTCCCCGAGGAATCCGCACCAAGTGATGGCGGTCATGGCGTATGATCCAATGGCGCTGGTTGACCAAACCGTGCCATTGGCGCTGGAGATGGAGTTGCCTGCCGCTGAAACGGCCACCAGCAACCCGGATCCTCCAGCCACCGCCGTCATGTCGTCGGTGGTCCCGCTGGACCGCGCCGTCCATGTGATGCCATCGGGGCTGGTCAGTATGGTTCCCAGGGTGCCCACGGCCACGTAGGTGCCCTCCGTGTTTGCCGCGATGGGATAATCGGACCACGCCGTGCCGTTGAGAACGGTGGCCGTGCCGTTGGCCCTAGCCAGCCATGGTATGTCCCTGGCCACGGCTATGCCTATGCCAGCTTGGTATGGTAGGAACGGTTGCGTCACGGCATCCGGCGCGCTCCAGGAGTATCCATCCTGGCTGCTGGTGTAACCTGCGACGGTAACCATCCTGTCGTATATCTGTCCTATGGCCATCAGCGTCGGCATGTGATCATCCCTTTTTCTTCTTGATCGGTAGCATGTGGTTGCCCCTAACACCCTTGGTCAGGTAGGGGCGCGAGAACCATTTGTGCATGAAATCGGGGTCGTCTCGCCATTCGGCGTCCCCCTGGAAGGTCAGAGGGCTCTGCGTGCCGTCTACCTTGGTCCTATGGGGTGCAGGCTTGCCATACACGCCCCATCTGTCAGTGAACTCCCATAACCTCACGGTGATGCCTCCGGATATGCTGTTATTTAACCTATGAAAGCTGAGGTGCGGGTGCGGGTGCATTAAATACAGCGTTATAAACCCATAACAGGAGAACACCCATGATAAAGAGACTGTTTTTCGCCACGGTCCTCATGCTGATGCCATTCGCGGCTCTGGCATGGGATCAGAAGCCTAACCAACCGCCGCAGGCCTGCGCGGCGCAGATACCCTACGGCATGCCGTCCCTCGGCAAGCCATCCACCGTGATAGAGTGCCACACCGCCTACATCCTGCAGCACGACAACGTGGCCAAGATACCGGATTGGGTGGCATACACGCTGACGCCGCCCCACGCCATCGGCTGCGTGGCTCGCAGCAACGCATTCGCGGCGGATGCCATACTGCCCAAGGGCCAGCGCAGCGAGGTCAAGGATTACTCCGGCAGCGGGTATGACCAGGGCCATCTGGCCAATGACGCTGACATGAGCTGGGATCAGCAGGTGGAGCTGGAGAGCTTCCTCATGAGCAACATGAGCCCGCAGACACCAGCCACCAACCGAGGAATATGGAAGGTCCTCGAGACCTACGTCCGCGCATGGGCATACGGCAACAACACCACGTACACCATATACGCCGGTAACATATATGGCGCCAACAGCAAGACCATAGGCGACGACAAGGTCGTGGTGCCCGATTACCTGTACAAGATAGTGATAAACGATCAGACCGGGGATGTCCAGGCCTACTCGTTCCCCAACATCGCCAGCAACCAAGGCAGCGATATCAAGCCGTTCCTGACCACCGTGGCTGCCATCGAGCAGAGCACGGGCATAAGCTTCCCGCTGCCAAAGGGTGCCAACAAGAACGCCAAGGCCTCCGCGCCGTGGCCGGTGGACCTCAAGAAGACCGCTGACGCCAAGAAGGCGGCCTGCGGATCATCGGATCAGTGATGGGTTGGTTTAGCCGAATATCTTGTTGATGAGATCACGCATACCCTCGGTCATGCTGAAAGGCATGACCGTGCTGGTCTTGTTGACCCATTCGGGTTCCTCGCTGGGATTGACCTGCATCATGTTCGGGACGAATCCGGTGGCCTTGGCGGCCATCAATGCGGTCTCGATCTCCTCCTCGGTGTAACCGGTCACCGACAGCGAGCTCGCCCAAGGCACCAGCTCTGCATCCGGAACCTCTCCCGCACGTATGGCACGTATGGCGGCCATCATGGTCATGAAGCGATACTGCGGGTAGTTGTTGCCGCTGTTTAGCTCGGGGAACACCACCACCGGGGGCAGGGTCCTCTCCTTGTTCTGCGGCAGCTTGCCTACCTTGAAGTCCTCTAGCAGATCTCTGTATCTCATGGATATATTTATGCTCGCAGCCGGTGTCGCCGTGTGGATACATAAATATCTGGGTTGACGGTGCAAGGGAGGATCCAGCGATGTCGCATGCTATAAATCCAAGGGTGGTGGACATAAGCCATCACAACGTGGTAACATCCTTCGATGATGTGAGGGCCGCGGGAATACTTGGCGTGATACACAAGTCATCTCAGGGCGCGGCCATGGTGGACGGACAATATGCCGCACGCAGGCAGGCTGCTCTTGATGCGGGTCTGATGTGGGGAGCGTATCACTTCGCCGACGGCAGCGATCCGGTCGAGCAGGTCAGGCATTTCATCGAGGCGGCGCAACCCGATGCCAACACGCTGATGTGCCTCGACTGGGAGCCAAACGGCAACAGCACCATGGGCCTGGATGACGCCCGTGCGTTCCTCACGGAGTTCCAGCAGCGCATGGGCCGCAAGGCCGTGCTGTACAGCGGCAACCTGGCCAAGGAGCAGCTGGGCGACGAGGCTGATGATTTCTTCGGCTCGCATAGGCTTTGGTTGACCCAATACGGTCCCGTCCCGCGTGTGCAGGCATCATGGCAGAGCTTCTGGCTATGGCAGTTCACCGGGGATGGCATCGGTCCAACCCCGCACGGCATACCGGGCATAGAGACCAACGGTCTTGACATCAACTCCTATGATGGATCTGATGATCAGCTGGTTTCGGAATGGGCATCCTGATTTAGGATCCGACCCTCATGCCCGCTATGTCACCGGCCCTTATGTGAACCAGATTCGTGGCACCGCTGGCCATCCTAGCGAACACGCCTTGCCCGTGGAGATGCTTGAACACGTAGCTGAGATACCGGGGGTCGAGCGCGTCCGTCGCGGTGACCTTGATTCCGATGGCGTCTGGGTTGAACCCCGTCAGCACCTCGCCCACGGTGTTGTCAGATCCAGATCTGCGCAGCCAGAAATCGGCATCAGGCATGTTGGTGCTGACCTTGGCTAGGTCTCCCAGCCTGGTTCCGGCCGACGACTCTCGCAGTCCACTGGATTGGTTCCTCTTCACGATCTCGACCTTTGGTCCTCCTGCGGTCCTGCTGATCACGATGTTCTTCTCGATCCAATCCGCCATGCCGCCGTCGTTTTCCCTGCGCATCTGCCAGCGCAAGTTCCCCGCGATGTAATCCTCGATGTGGTATATGCTGTCCTCGTCGAACGTGCCATCGCCCATCATTTCGGCCGTGAACTTTCGAATCGCACTCGGGCTTGGATGGCAGTACTCCTCCATGTCGTGGTACCACCTGCGTGCCTCGTCATTGTAATCAAGGTAGCCAGGAGCCCTGTCCCAGTCTATCTCGTCCTCGTCGTCCATGTAGCCCTCGTCTTTGAGCCATTTGAAGTAGTCATCATCTCTGGCTTCCCAATCCGAGAGGACATCGTTGACCTTGTCCTGTGTCAGCTGCCAGATGCCATCGCTGAGGCTCTGCAACACATCGTCTGGTGCGAACTGCACCATGTCTTTGATATATTTGGCCGTCTCATCCTTGGACATGAAGAACCTCAGCAAGCCCGGGAAGCGATCCTTCACCAGCATGCTCAGATCAACGCGGTCGTCATCCTCATCCATGTATTGGTTGGATTCGAAGTGCAGCTGGTAACGCTCTCCGGCGCGCTTGGGCGACTTTGGTATGAGGATGTAGAGTGGACCGTCGGCGTTGTATTGATCGAAGTAGTTGCGACCACCGACCACCGCCGTGCACCATCTCGTGCCCCTGCCATGGTGGCATGCCGCGGCCTCGTTGCGTGGTATGATCACGGTGACATCGCCGTCCTCGTAGACCTTGTCAGCCTTGCCGGTCCCGCCTATCATCTCATCTGGATCCTCGTAGCGATCCATGGCGGTGTAGAGGGCCCCAGCGGTCCTGTAGCGATTGATGTCGTTCTCACCCGGGGGTAGGCGCTTCCTGACGTTGAGCACGTTGAACTTGGCCACGTTGCTGGCCAGCGTGCTGAGCACGTCCTCCATCCGCGGTTCGCTGCCGTTGATGAACTGCCGTGCCATCCACTGGGTGTATTTCTTGTTGATGCTGGGATCAACCTCCTCTATGGAGGTGAGGGCGTTCTCTCCCATAATGCTCTGCTGCTCGGGGCTGTCCAACACAGCCTTGACCCTTGCGGCGTATGCGTTGCCGAGGTTAGATGCGTATTGCACCAGGTCGGTGTCCGGTTTCAGACCAAGCACATCCCTGACGGCGGCCTGCCACAGGGCCGGTCCCAGGGCCTGCTTGGCGCGTTCCCTATCGTATTCCAGCAGAATCAGCTCGTTTATCAGCATCAGTATATCAATCCATCTATTCGCTTGTAGCGTATGTTGAATGCGTTGCACAGCAGCTCTATCTCGCGCAGGCATTGATCGCGCCCACCGCCGCACATGAGGAATGGCTGCATCTGTCGCAGCTTGGCTATGCCTATGAAATCTGGCATGTGGATAGGATCGTCCTCTGGACTGAAATAGCCACCTGGTCCCTTGGGGAACGCCAATTGGTATTCACGTTCGGTGAACAGCTGATGCAGATCAAGCTCGTCGCTTGAACGCTTGCGCTGCTGCACCATGGCACGTATGACCCTTATGATGGCAGCCTCCGGCACATCTGCATCCATCCAGCTGCGGAAGAATCCGTAGTATTTCTCGAAATATTCGATGCCATCCATCATGACATCATGATCAAGACCTTGCTCGTATAGATACTCGGCCACCTGGCCCTCGGTGTCCTCCACGCCCACGTCCTGGGCGTTGTATAGCACATACTTCTTGCCCTTGTGGCGATTCAGCAGGTCAGCCACGCCTGGGGCTATCTTGCCGCACCAGCGATCGTATGCCGGCTGCACATCCACCACCAATATGTTGGTGCCTAGGTTGGCCTCGTTGATGAACTCCGACGAACGCATCAGCCCTCGTCGCCTCCGTCATCATCGCCCTCTATCTCGTATTCGACCACGTCGAACACCAGTATACCTAGCATGATGGCCAATCCCATGAGGATTACGCCTATCATCAGTCCGTCTGTCATGGATGGCATTTGTGATACTCCGGTTGTTGGAGTATTTATGGTGCCTTGACCCGCATCAGCCTATCCCTGAGATCGGAGAGGCTGTCCTCATCGGCCTGGTACTTGAGGCCGATTCCACCGTGGTCCTTCCACAGCCTGATGTTGACCCCGTAGTCGTCTATGAGCACGTTGGGGGTACCATCCGCCTGCACGGCATAGATGTACTTCTCATGCTCGAAGATCCAATCATCCGCCGGCACCGTGATGTGCCGCCTCAGCCAGGCCTTCTTGCCCCTGATGCTGCCCGCCTTGTCGAAGCTCAGAGGGCTCGACAGTATGCAGTATCCCCCAAACATGTCCTTGACCATGCCCAACAGCTGGTTGGCCGTGGGGAACATGGGCAGCTCGGAGAACAGATGCTCGGCATCGGTCTCGGAGAACATCTTGTCCCATTGGTCCTTGGTGATGCGCTGATATGTGTCCACATCATGCAGATCCCTGGCATACTCGAACAGATCAGCCAGCACGCCGTCCATGTCCACGAAGATTATCGGTTTACCGTTCATCCAAATCGTTCCTCTCGTCCATGCAGCAACATAGCATGTCACAGTTGCGATGTCAATACACCGCAGTGTTCTTCAGCAGGAATCCTATATCTAGAGAACGCCACGACGTGCCTATCAGAGAGGCCCGTATAGGCTCTGGTATGCGAGGATCATCCATGTCTGTGATGTATTCAAGCCCAGCCTGGCTAGCTAATCTGTTGACGACAGCCCTGTACAGCTTGGTCCTGCCTGGTTCGTCGTGGCCGCTGGTGAAATACAACCAACGCGGTTTCCACCCCTGCAAGAACTCACCGATCACCTTGAGCACAGTGGCTATTATCCTGGGTGCGTCACCTTGTCCAGTCATCTTGTATGTGCGATGCATCCTGCCGCTGGGCAACAGCAGCTCTATGTAGAAATCTATGTTCCACACACCCCTAGCCCTGGAGAACTGCACCGTGACGGTGTTGTTCTGATCGGTCTTGAACCTAGCGCTGGCTTCGTATATGTCACCATCCATCCAGGTTATGTCGTATGGTTGATCGAATAGCTCAAGCAATCTCATCGATCATCACCATCCTGTATGTTATCCATTATGGTGCCAACCTCCTTCCACCGTATGCCGAGGTATCCGAGGTTTTCGATCGCCCTGGTTATGGTGGTCATCATGTCACGCCTATCCCATCCGTCGCTCGCTGCGATGGTCATCATCTCCCGCAGCAATCTCACCCTGTTGCTCTCTATGGCCTTGACAACGTCGTCCGTTCGCGGCAAGGCTCCGAAAGCTATCTCATCTATCGCTGCCGTGTAACGCCCCTCCTCGAGCGCCGACATCAGCCTGCCAACGTTGCCCTTATACGCCTCGGTTGCCTCGTCTATGTCGCCGCCTGGCGCATCGACCTTGGCCGACCTCCTGATCGAATCATGCAGCATGCTCAGCTCAGGCCAATCAACGCCGACGTATTGCGCGGCCCTGATCAGATCAACGGCTGAATCCGATTTATCGTTGCGGGTCAACCATATGATCTTCCTGATGACCCGCGGTTTGATCTCGTCTAGCAAACCCTCCAGCCTGGCTATCTCGGCCGTGTCGCCATCCTTCTTGGCCTTCAGCATCCTGCCCTCGATGCTGAATAGGGCCGACTGCTCCCCATACGCCAGCAGCCGTCCTATCTCGCTGTTGATGTCTATGGCCTCGCTGATTCCGTGTTGCTCGCGGCTGATGATGTTGTTGCGCAACACATCCAGCTCCTCCCATCTGATGCCCAGCTCGTGCAGCAGATCGATGCTGTTCAAGGCATCCCATCCAACCACGTTCTCCCTGGACAGCCTGACTATCTTGCGTAGTATGTCGCGCTTGTGATCATTGAGGTCGATGCCGAGGTCAAATCCTGCTCCGAACCTGTTTAATGACCTCTCGCATGACACGGCGAAGAGCATGTTGTCCGACTCGATCATGGCATCAAGCTCATCGCGGAGGTACCTCGAATGTCTCCTTATCACGTCCCTGATCACCGGATCGGGCATGGCGAGCCCTATCCTCTCGAAGAGATCGTACATGCCATTGATGGTGGCCGCATCGCCGTCGTTCTGCAGGTCATACACCACCAGCTCGCCCAGCTTGTCGCGGTTGTCCATTATCAGCTTTTTCAGCTCTGGGTCATCGTTGATGGTTGCGCCATGGTCAACCATGCTTTCCAGGACCTCGAACGTGAAATCATTCTCCATGCTGTTGCGCCAGGTCGGCAGCATCCCCTTGATGTATTCCGACTTGGTGCTCTCCCCGAGGTCACGCTTGGCCTCAGACAGGCTCTCACCGCCTTCGCCCTTTGAATAGTGGTGCAGATCCTTTCCCAGCTTGCGCAGGGCAGCATCGCGTGCCTCCCTGGCGCTGCCGTGCTCGGCCATCTCGGCCTTGATGCCCTTCCTCAGCTCGATCTCGACCATCAGCAGGCTGCAATGGTGTTTCTCCGCCAGGTCACCTATCGTCGGCGTCGCCTTGCCTGATGCCTTGGCCTCGCCTACCATCGTGGCGGACTCGCTCTTGGGTTTGGGCGCGTAGGGGTTGTGGTTCTGCACGGCCTTGGCCTGCGCCGCACGTGCCATGCGCTCCAGCTGTGCCGGCGTCTTGCCCTTCAGCTTGGGGTTGTTTGATGATTGGAACCTGCGTATCCAGACCTCCACCGGATCCCTGTGCGTGAGCGGGTTCTTGCTCTTGGCCATGGCCTCGCTGACCCTGTCAGGCATGTGTCCGAGGTTACGCCTCATGGCATCTATCTCTGGCCATGCTATTCCAAACTCAGACAGCGTGTCAAGGGCTTTGCTGAGCAGGTTCTTGGCCTGACCCTTTGACATGGACATCAGCTCCTTGATTATCTTCCTCTTGTCATCGCCGTCATCTATGACGAAATCAGGGGCAGACCCCCATCTCCTCAGCTCCACGATCAGCCTGATGGCATCTATCAAACCCTCGTCGTCCTCGATCCTAAGCAGGACCTTGTGTATCTTGCCATCATGCCTGTCTATCTCGGCGCCGATGACGTCGTCAGGCAAGGGTATGCCCACGTTGATGTCCAGATCCTTGCGCAGACCTGCCAGCGCCTGCGGATCAGCGTCGCCACGCAGCAACTCATCCACGACCATGCTTGCAAACTGTGCCCTGTTGTCCATGTATAGCTCGTGCATGCCGGGTATGTCGCGCACATCATAGTTTAATGCCACCTCCGCCGCGGCCATCGGGTTCTTTCTGGCGAACGCCTGCCTCACCTCGTCAAACAGCTCGGACCTGCGCGGCTCAACGACCGATTCATCCAGCGTTGACCTCTCCAGAACCATAACCGGATCCCCACCGGCCGTGCCCACCGTCTCGAACCCCCAGCCCTGGTACCATTGCTCCAGCGACTTGCCCATGCGGCTGTTGTCCTCACCTGTGTCGCACACCAACACGATGGCATCTGCACCGATCGAGAACGCCTCGTCTATGGCTGACTCCAGCAATCCAGATCCAACGCCCTGGCCTCGATGCTCCTCGTCCACCCACATGTTCTTTATTATGCCCACCGTGCCGTATCTCTTGGCGATCCTGGATATCAGTTCCTGGTCAGCACCCTGTGATGACAGATAGTTGCCCAGCTGCACCTGGTCGGTGCCGACCACGTAGCCTTCCAGGCTGCCATCCGCGTCATGCTGCTCTATGCTGCGCAGCGCTGAACCGTACGCCGACTCATCCAGCTCATCCTCCAGCTCATCCAATCGATCGTCTATGGTAACCAGCTCCGGCCACCCCACGCCTATGTTCGCATGCAGTATCTCAACGGCCTCGCGCAGCTCGTATATGTCTGACATCCTGTCGTCGTCGTTGATCTCCCCCAGCAGGAACTTGATCCACCTCACCCTGTGCGGTTCAAAGTATGGCTTCAGCCTGGGCGTGATGAGACCGAGGTGCTCGCGCATGTAGCCGAACACCGTCAGGCAATCCTCCGGTGATCCGGCTATCTCCGGCAGCTCGGCCAGATACCTCTTGGCATCCTCCAGCTCTTGCCTGTATCTATCCCTGTTCTCATCCAAGGCCGGCTTGGCAGCCGGCGGCGGCGCCGGCGGATCCCATGCCAGCATGCCCCTGCCGTCGGGTTTGAAACCCATCTTCTTGTAGAACGCCCTCAGCCCCAGCTCTGACACGGGGCCCTTCTTCCAGACCGTCAGCTCCAACCTCACGCTGGCCTTGGCCGCCATGTCCTGCATGTCGCGCATGGCCTTGGTGCCCACGCCCTTCCTGCGCGGGTAGGCGCTGACGAACTTCACGTGCACGGTGTTGGGATCCGTCTTGCTGGTCTCCAGCTCCCACAGCGCCAGCTGCTGATCCTCCCCCTCGCCATACACCATGGCTATCTGGTCGGGGTTCAGCGGGTTTAGGGGAAGCTCGGAATACATCCTATCGACGAACTGCTTGGCGGGTCCGTCGTTTGTCATCGGCGTTGGCCTTATGGTCTCTTCGTATCTCATACGATATTTATTGCGACCCCCGACATCAGGTTTTATAAATACAACCTAGGATGTAGCTCAGGATAGAGCGGCCGCGCAGCGGTGGGTCATGGGTGCGAGTCCCATCGTCTGACAGGATACCAAACTTTGACATTGCATGAGGAGAACTAAATGTCTGACTATTGGGGATATCACCTATCACTTGACGCCGCCGGCTGTGACCTCGAATCAATCAGCAATCCAGACACCATCACGGCATTCACCAAGGACCTGGTCAAGAGGATCGACATGGTCGCATATGGCGAACCGCAGGTTGTTCATTTTGGTAGTGGAAACAAGGCTGGATATACCTTGATCCAATTGATCGAGACCAGCAACATATGCTGCCATTTCGTAGAGGACGACGGAACAGATAGCGGCAAAGGATCAGCCTATTTCGATTTGTTCAGTTGCAAGACATTTGATAACGATGAAGTAATCAAATGCTTCAGAGAATACTTTGGCAATACCTCAGAGCGTGTTCATTACTTTACAAGACAAGCTTGATCACACAACCGATTGATGCAGATGCCGGGGCATGTCCCCGGCATTCTCATGATCGCTTGGCCTCGTCGGCGGGCGAATCTTGGATCATCCTGTCAGCCTCTGATTTGCCAAGCCCCATGCCCTCGCGCACCGCCTGATACAGGGTCCTGCCGCTGACCTTGACGTCTGGTCCGACGCCCGTGTATCTCTGGAACAGCTGCTCGTCGCCCTCGGCCGCCGCCGCCCTGGCCTTGCTGCCGCTGTATCCCTTCACGTCCTCTGACTCTGGATCGCGTTCGCCGCTGCTGACGAACCTCAGCACCACGTGCTCCCTGCCCTTGTCTCCGAACGTGCCGTCGGTGGATCTCACCGGGCCGCTGTTCCATCCGTTGAGTATCTTCTCTATGCTGCCCTTGTTCTTGCCCAGCCTGTCGCTGCCGGCCACGAACGTCATGTTCCTGAAACCCTTGGCGTAGAGCCAGTTGGCGGCGTATATGGGATTCTGCACCGGCTCGTTCACGATGTGATCGGCGAACCTGGGGTATATCTTGGCGACGAAGGCGGCCTTGGTCACGGGATCGAGCGGATCGGTGTCCGGCTTGTGTGAGCCGCTGAGGAATATGAAGCTGTTGGCACCTCCCGCGGCCAGCGTGGCATCCATCAGCCTCTCGTGCCCCTTGGTTGGTGGGTTCATGCGCCCAAAGCAGAAGGCCGCCATCGGCATGCGTCCCTTGGCCGCTATCTCGTCATCCGACACCCTGTGCTTGGCGAAGTTGGCGGCGCTGAATCCCAGCCTGTCCACCAGCTTCAGCTTGCCCTCCCCGGCGCCGAACACGTAGCCCTCGTGGCTGTCAGCGCCATCTATCAGCGCACGGACCTCGCCGCCGGCCGTCTGTGAATCTATCTGCCGCTTGACGTGTATCTTGAGATCGGTGATGGCTGCCCACAGCTCCCACATGGCCAACAGGCCCGGAGCCCCGCCGTCCTCCTGGTACAGCCAACCGTCATGATCGTCGCCCAGCAGCTTCTTGGCGGCAGCGTCGCTGAGCCTCTCGCCCAGGAACTCCATGAAGCGCGGCACGATGTCGTTCTCGATGTCGCCCTCCTCCAGCATCCTGGTTATGAATGGGCCCATGGCGGTCAGCACCATCTTGGCCTTCATCGCGGCCAGCTTGGCCATGAAATCGTCCGCCGCGGGACCGTATCGCCTTATGGCATCCTGCGCGGCCTTGATGTATGCCCTGTCCACCCTGACCTTGGGTTTGCCGCCCTTGATCTCTCCGGTCAGCCACACGATGCCCTGATCCTCTGACAGCCCCTCCAGGCCCTTCAGTGGTTGATCGCTCTGCCCCAGCCCTGGTATCAGGGTGTGCACCGCTATGCCGCCAACGCCATTGGCTATCCGCTTGCCCAGCTCGCCGTCCTGGCTGACCATGTATTCCACGGTGTTGGGCTTGAACACCCAGTCACCGTCGCGCGACTCGGGCTTGCCCACCCACATGAGATCGCCCATCCAGAACCTGTCCCTGACGGCGGGTATGGCCCTGTCCAGGGCCGGCCTCAGTGCGCTCTCCTTGGTCCACAGATCCCCGCGATCGCTGCCCCTCTGCTCATCGTAGTCCCTGATGGTCATGAAATCCATCTTGCCCTTGGCCACCCTGTCGTACATGTGCTTGTCCATGAACACCAGGTTGCCGCCGCTGTCCCGTCCGAACACCACCGCGGGGAATCCGTCCCACTTGATGCTGACCGTATCGGAATCCCTCTCTAGCCCCATCAGCTCACGCAGCACGGCCTCGGCGCCCTTGGAACCGCTGGAGATGATGAGATCCTCTGGGTGATCTATGCCCTCGGATATGATACGCTTGGTCGGCGTCATGGTTGGGAGGTAGCCCTCGAATAGATCTGATAGCCTCATCTTCTCATCACCTGTATCTGGTCCAGTATGGCCCGTATGTCCTGCATGCGTTCGGTCTCGCTGGCCGTGACATGATCCTCCTTGTCCTCCTTGATCTGGTTGACGGAACCGATCATGCGCTCCGTGGCATCCAGCTCAGGCCATACCACGCCCAGCTTACGCAGCGTTCCGACGGCCTTCTTGGCAGCCACCGCGGACTTGGCAGCCACCGCGGATGATCTCGTTAGTAGCGTCAGATGCCGCATGATTTGCTTTTTCTGTTCGGGTGTGCTCAGCTTGTCTACCACGTCGGGTTGTGCATGCCACGGATACTTAGCCCCGGCCCGCAACAGGATAATATCCATGTCTGTTGCTTTCTTGTCATTGAGGTACCAGGTTTCCTTGCCTTTTTTGCTGATCTTCGCAGGTCCGTCTGTGCGATGATACTTACCGTTGACCAACCAATGCTTTTCGCCGTCTTTAAATATTATAGCCGGTCCGTCTGTCCTATGCAGATTGCCATCGCGATACCATGCTTGGTAATCATCTCTTATAACAGCAGGGCCGTCTTCGCGGTGTAACTTGCCATCTCGATACCATTCTTTGAATTTTTCCTTGACGTATGCAGGCCCATCCTCGCGGTGCAGCTTCCCGTTGCGATACCAGAATTGTGATCCGTTCATATATATCTCCGCAGGACCGCCTTCGCGATGCAGCTGGCCAGCAGCGTTGCGCCATTTCTTGTTGCCGTAGGGGTCTACACTCGTAGGCGGAGTGTCATCAGCTTCGAGCAGCGACCGTATCTGCTGCATGTGTTCGATTAGCGTCATGGGTCTATTGGTCATATCTCTTCCTCTCGATGTATCCGCGCGGCCCTGTCTTCGGCATTGGCTGCCATCGTCTCCAGCTCAGGCCATGCGACACCGATCTTGTGCAGCGCGTTGATCGCCGAGGCAACGTTGCCACCAATTCTGGCTGTGCGGGTCAGCCAACGCAGTACGTTCTTCTTCTGTTCGGGTTGTTCCAGCTTGGCTACCACTTCCGGCTGTGCATGCCACGGCTGCTGGGCACCAGCAGCCATCAGGATCGGTATCACCGGTTTCGTTTCCTTGTCGTTGATACGCCATGACTGCACACCGTCTGAATACATGAGCGCAGGCCCGTCTGTCCTATGCAGCAGGCCGTGTTGATACCAACCCTGTTTGCCATTGGGGTGTGTGTATGCAGGTCCATCTTCGCGATGCATCTTGCCGTTGCGATACCATCGCTGCGTGCCATCTGCATAGATTATCGCTGGCCCTCCAATGCGATGCAGATCGCCGTCGCGATACCATTGCTTTTCTCCATTTGGCCATATCACTGCAGGTCCGTTTTCTCGATGATATTGGCCTGCGTCGTTCTTCCAGATCTTACGGCCATCTGAGGTTATCTCCGTGTGCGATCCATCATCATAGTCGCTCTCATCCATACGTGCGGCCTTGGCCTTGGTCCTGGCGTTGGCCGCCGTGGCCTTCAGCTCAGGCCATCTCACGCCGATCTTCCTCAGCGCTGTGATCGCTGTAGTAACATTGCCACCGATTCTGGCTGTGCGCGTGAGCCAGCGCATGATGTTCTTCTTCTGTTCTGGCGTATCCAGTTTGGCTACCACTTCGGGCTGTGGATGCAACAGCCCGTTCCAGCCTGCGGCCAATATGATAGGTATGACCGGTCCGACCTGATCACCGTCGAACCACCATTTTTGGTCGCCATCCGGGGCCATGATCGCAGGCCCGTCCTCTCGGTGACGCTTGCCGTGGCGATACCACTCCTTGAATCCGTCTGCATAGCTGGCTGACGGACCACCCTCGCGGTGCTGCTTGCCATCGCGATACCACTCCTCGGACCCATCGGCAAATATTATAGCCGGGCCGTCCTCGCGATGCCGCTTGCCGTGGCGATACCATTCCTGCTTGCCATTTGAAAATATCATCGCAGGTCCGTCCTCGCGATGCAGCTTGCCGTCGCGCCACCATCCTTGGTGACCATTTGAGAATATCACGGCAGGTCCGTCCTCGCGATGCAGCTTACCTGCGGCGTTCCTCCAGTATTTGTTGCCGTGTTGGTCCACATCCGTTGGAGGTGTGCCGTCGTTTTCAGAGAGTATGTCGATGATCCTCATGCCTCAGATCTCCGAGTCCATCTGCTCCAGCAGCGCACGCATTATGTCTATGTGTGCCTCGCTCATCTGGAACCTCATCACCGGGCTGACCGTGTTGACGCCTGGTTGCTCGTGGCTGCCTTTGTAGGCTATCTCCTCGACCTTCTTGCCCATGCGGGCCGCGACGGCCTTGATCATCTCATACTCGGCCTCAGAGTATGCCACGGCTATGGGAACGTCCCTCATCGGACGATTGGTGTAGAACTTGTCGTCGAGCTCCGGATGGCTGGCCATGGCCACCACGAACTTGTAGAACTCGTAGTAGCCGTCCATGTCAGGGAATATCACCGTCTTGGGCAGGGTGTGCCTCACACCCAACGGTAGATTGGTCTCCGGGAAGCTCTCGCCCTCATCCAGCCTGTCATATATGTCGTGCAGTCTCATATCATACCCCTTGGTATATTTATGAGTTCAACGGATGCCTCGCAGGATCACTTGCCCTTGAGTATCTTGCTGACCGGCTTAGTGGACCATAATCTACAGCTCCAGTATGCGGCCTTGGTGCGATCGCTTGAACGGGGTGTGCCGCAGCCATGCCTTGCGCGGAAGTTCTTCCTGCGCTTGGGATCGTCGCGCTTGATCTCCATGCCCTTGTCACCGAAGTTTACCTTCTTGACGTTGCCCGTCTTGGGATCCTTCACGTAGACCTTGTACTTCTTAACGTCACCGGCCATGGGCTTGCCCAGCTTCACGGTGCGCCCGTGGTACTCAGCCTCTGCTATCCTGTCACCTTTTGGATCTATGGTAAGCACTATGCGCACCACTATCCCTGTTCCATCGGCGGTTTTGACAACCTGTACCTCTTCCGGATCATACCCGAGCTTGCTCAGTCGCGCCTTTATTTCATCGGCACCTTCATCGGCATCAGCAGGAGTGATGTGCGGTGCGTGTGGCAAGATGGCACCATAAACATGCTGCCTGGCATATTTGGAACGCGTGAAAAAGTCCCTAGGGGTGGTATCCATGTCGATCACATCGTTTACTATCGTCGAGAAATCTTTCTTCATGTCGCGTCTGAACTTGTAAGTCTCCTCGACGCAGGCCTTACCGCGGCCATATGGATCAAGGTCTGATTCATCCAGAGGATACACTCCGCCCTCGATGACTATGGTGTCCTCGCCCAGTTCAACTATGACACCAGCCGTCGCCGATGTGCCATCCTCGAACATGATGAAATCACCCTCCCTGAAGGTCCTGCGATAGCTGTTGTCTGACATGCCGCCGCGTGTGCCTATGACCTTGTTGCCCTCGCCGCTCAGCAGCATGTCGTACATCATCCTCACGATGCCGTCCACGCTCTTTATGGTGTTGACGTGTGTCTTGAACCAAGCCACCTTCCTGGGATCCATGCGCCGCCTGGTGGTCGAGGAGATCAGCTCGATGGCCTTATCCCTGGCCGCCTGCACGTCCTTGATCTTGGAAAGCTCCCTGAGGTCATCGGAGGTGAAGTTGTCATCCGACTCCGCCAGCTGAGCTGGCTTGGCCTGCGGTTCGATGTCATCGCCCTCCGGACCCTGAGCGGGCCAAACGGCGATCCTCTCCGGCTGCAATCCTCCGGACTCCAGCTGGTCCACGGTGTACCTGTACATGGCCGGGATGTTGACGCCCCGTTCATACGGGCTGTGATCCCTGTTGGTCTTGGGATCGCGCACGGTGTGCATCCGGATGTACTCGTCCTGCCCGTGGTTGTTCTTGCCTATGGGCCTGTAGACGGCGTAGGTGCTCTTGCGCGTATCCTCGTCGCCCATGTCCTCCCCGCCCAGCACGTAACCCCTGTATTCGGTGTTGGGCATGAGATCGAAATCCCTGCGTGCCACGTATCGCGGCTGCCTGCCCTCTAGTAGTTCTATTATCTTCATCGCCGCCATCCCATGATATCTCGATATTTATGCACCAGACGGAAGATGATCCTTGGCCCATTGGTCAGGCGTCTTGTCAAAGCAGTCGACGAACACATCATGCAGCACCTTGGTGCTGCAACCGTGGTCATCGCATATGCCGCGCATGATCCTGTCTATGGCACCGTAGCTGATGTCTGGGTGTGGCTTGGCCACCAGATCACGCAGGATCCTGCGCAGCTCTATGGCGGCGGACTGCGCATGCTGGCTAGGTGGAACATCGAGCTCGTTGAGCCGCTGTCCAAACATCCTGCCATATTGATCCTCGAGCTCGGCCAAGGCCGACATGATCCCCGCCGTCGCCGGCAGCATGCGGTTGATGCTCCTCAACGCTCCGATGTGGTCCTCGACCATGCCCTTGGCTATCCTGGGATCGTGCCGCTCCCTGTTGGGTTTGGGGTCGATGCTGGTGGCATCGCTCCTGTACACCAACACATCCGATTCACCCATGCCTATCTCATTGAACTTCATAGCACATCATCCCACATAAACGTTGCTTTATTTATGTGGTCTGGGACGGCTTGCTCCGGTGATATGCGTGCAGGGCCAGGCTGGCGAGGTTCTTGGCCTTGCTCTCGCACTGTATGTCGAACCTATCCGCGAAGCCCAGCACGTAGTCATTGGCCGCGGCGTTCCAGTAGAAGTCGCTGTGCGCACGCAGCTTCTGCTTCTTGTGCCCGGCCGCTAGCAGGGCGCCCATGTCTGGCAGCTGATCAGATGCATGTGACTCAAGCAGATCCTCACGGCTAACAGAGTAATGCAGAGTAGGCCTGACACCGCGCCAGCTGTCCTCGACCATGCGCACGCGGTCATCCATCGGCGAGATGTATGATCCCTCGCGTACCCAGTGATGATGGACGTCAAGCACGATAGCGACGCTATCACCGATAGAGAGGCAATCATCGATTCCATACACGTTCTCCTCGTTCTCGATGGTGATGAGGTTTCGCGCCTCGGGTGTCATGCGGCCCAGCGCCGCGCGTATGCCCTCTGGTCCGCGCCGGCCGCTGATGTGCACGTTGATCTTGAACCCATGGTCGTGCCAGGTGGCGCCATAGCCCATCCATCGCGCCATGTCCACGTGGTATTCGAACTCCTCGATGCTGCGTGTGACGATGTCATCGCTCTCGGATGCCAGCACGCAGAACTGACCGGGATGGAATGACAGCCTCACGTCCAGGCGCCGTGCCAGCTCGCCGATGGCGGCGAACCCCTTGGCGGCCGTGCCACGCACAACCGGATCGCGCCAGTAGTAGCAGAAGCTGGGTTCGGTGTAGACGGGCAGCAGGTCCGATCCTATGCGAACCATGCGCAGGCTGGGATCGAGGCTGCCCACCATCTCGACCAGGTTACGGGTGGATGCCATGTTGTGCTCCATTATGTCCCATAGCCTCTGCTCGGCCACCGCCTTGGTCTGCCGCTTTAGCCATGCCACCGTGGTCGATCTCACATCGGTGCCAGGCATGGGTTCCATGCCCTTGGCTCCCTGCCGCACCGCCTTGCAGCAGAAACCAATCCTACCATCTTGTAAACCCATGATCAACCCTTCCATGCCAACGTGAATGCGATGTGGTCGTTTCTGCTCTTGAAGCAGAACACGTAGGTGGTGATGCCGCCCGACGTGATCCGCGTGTAGCCGTCACTCCACTTGCCAGTGCAGTTATCGTAGCACCATCCGTGCAGCTCGTCAAGCCCGTGCAGCCTGCGATCGCGTGGTCCGATCTCGACCCTGTGCCATGACTGCAGCATGGTCTTGGTCAGCGTCCTGCGCAGGGATCCATCCACCGTGGCGCTCATGCGAACCTCATGGAGAACGCCACGGCGTCCCTGCGCCTGGTGAACCTGATATCAACGCTGACCTGGAACATGCGGTCGTCCGGGTCGTACAGCAGATCGAACCCACGCGCATCCCACCAGATGCCCTGCACTCCGCAGTTGTCCCTCAGCCAAGCGGCGTAGGCCTCGTTGAACCTCTCCGAGATCATGCCAGGCCGCGCTAACCCGGGCTGCACGCTGAACCTGAACCTCACGTCGTGGAGGAAAGGCAGTCGCCAGTACAGCGGCCTCATGATCGACCTCAGAGGCTTGGTGATGCCATTCCATGCCAACCGATCCATCACAGCCACCTCAGGC